AACTATGACAACTGAAAACAAAAATTTTGACGAGATTGTATTGTTTAAAACATCTGTATTTGCAAGGCCATCTAAAGAATATCTGGATCTAGTTATCAAGGTATCTTCAAAGCCTGAATATCATTCTGAAGTGTACGATGGAAGCAAAGATCCAGTGGAACACAAGACTGAAATGTCTGGAAACTTTTTTCACGATGAAGAGCTTTCACCATTTTCTCAGTTTGTAGTGCAATCAGCTTGGGATATTTTGCAATATCAGGGTTATGCAATGAAATACTACAATACATTCTTTGAGTCTATGTGGTTACAAAATCATGGCCACGATTCATTTATGGCCCAGCACGTTCATAGCAATCCAGTGCAAATTGTTGGGTTTTATTTTACTGAGATAGATTCAAACTCATCAAAGCTATTGCTGCACGATCCAAGACCAGCTAAGGTTCAAACAGACTTACAAGAAGAAGATAATACTAAAGCAACCAGCGCAAGCAGAACAATTGTATTAACACCTAACGTAGGTGATCTAATATTAGCTCCAGCTTGGTTATCTCATTCTTTTAGTTATAACCAGTCAGACAAACAAATGAAGTTTGTGCATATCAATATTGGTGTTAAAGTAGCGGATCAACAACCTCAATGTAAAGCACCTGAAATTATATGAACAAATATTTAATACGATTTAATAAGTCGCGCGGACAAGAAGGGCGCGGAACTCCAGAACATGCATGGCGCGTATTTGAAAATGGCAAAGAGTTTTTATGTAAAAATGTAAAGCTTTTTGTAAGCTCATACAGCCAGACAGACGGAGTTGACTGGAACATAGCATGCGAGGGAAGAATGGTTATTGATAAAGAAACATCAACAATAAGTATTCATCATGACTAAGGATGAGAAAAAGCATCTTTCTAAGCTTGCTGATCTTGGTTGTATTTTGTGCGCAGTACAAGGTAACTCAGGCACGCCAGCAGAGATACACCATCCTAGATCAGGTACAGGTATGGCCATGAAGGCAAGCCATTGGGATGCAATACCTTTATGCGTATATCATCATAGATCATCTGAAGGATTGCATGGCTTGGGTACGCGTGGCTTTAAACGCCAATACAATTTAGATGAAGCAGAGTTACTTATATTAACTAAGAAAGCATTGGAGCTGAAACAATGAAATTGACTAGAAAACAAAAAATGAATCTAATAGAAGGAAAGCTTGAATTAAGTATGTTGCAATTTCATGCAAGTTTACCTTGGATTGTAAGAAAACTATTTAGTAAACAAGCTTTAGATTGGTATGACAAGGGTAAGGGTGATGCCATGGGAGATTATCTTTGGCTTAAAAAGAAAATAACAAAAGTGGAGAAACAAAATGGCAAGTGAAGCAGGCAAAGGCGATAAACAAAGACCTATGAACAGAGATCTATTTGAATCTAATTTTGATCGTATTTTTGGTGAGTGTAAAAAACAAATACAAGAAACTTTAAATAAACAATCACGCATAGATACCATTGGACAAAATGGTTTGGAAGGACCAATGATCTATAGTATTGACTTTGAAACCAGATCAGCAATTGACCTCAAAGATAGGGGATTGGATGTATATGCCAACGATCCTACTACTGAGGTTATATGCATTGCGTTCGGCACCCAACCTAACGATGTGTTAGTAACTGACCAAGTTAATAACCCACACTACGGGCATTTCTTATCCAAACTATTAGACCACGTAAACAACGGTGGCAAAATCCAAGCATGGAACGCCATGTTCGAGTATGCCATCTGGAACTGCGTCTGTGTGCCTAAGTACGGCTGGCCACCATTAAAATTAGAACAATGTATTGACACCATGGCCATAGCTGCGGCCAATAATATTCCACAGGGTGATGCCAATAGAAAGCAAAGTTAAATTTAGTGATAGACGAGAAGTATTTAAAAAGGTAAGGAGCATGTTATGAAACAACATAAATGGCATAAAGAAATAAAAGCATGGGCTGAAGGTAAAAAGATTGAAGCTAAATGGTTATCTGATGAAAATGAAGAATGGCAATATGTTGAAACTCCAATTTGGGATGCAACTCATTGGGAATACCGCATTAAACCACAACCTAAAGAAATGAACCCAGAACCAAATGAAGAGTTTACATGGTGGTATGAAAGAGTATTTTTACAAAGTCCTAGCATGTGTGAACTTAAATATGATGATGAAAAAATGTGGCAGGCATGGATAGCAGGATATAAATTAGGTCGTGACAACGCCTATAAAAGAAAAGATATCCCTATTGAAACCTTTACTATATTAAAAAGAGAAAATAAAGAGCCACAATATTTGTATATTCATCTAAATGCAGTAGGTGATTATTTTATTAAAAAACTTGATGATTGTTATGGATGTAAATATATAGGCAAAATTAAACTAGAAATGGAAGAATGAAACAGCCATATCACAAAAAATATTTAACTACTGAGCAAGTCACTGCAATTAAACACGCGTTGAAGACTATGCCAATACCAAAAGTTGCTAAAGTATTCGACATGCCAAAGGCCAACATAAGAAACATATACCTTGGCGTTACGTATAGAAACGTAGGTGAGCAATGACTTGTTTATGGTTCATGATTTATGTAACTACATTTTTAGGTGGAGTTGCATGCGGGTGGTTATTACACGATGAACTCAAGTGATGGCCCGCGTACTCATCAATCACTATCGCAACATAGCTATTGAGTGCAGCCGAAAAGCTAAGTGGTCAGTCCTGGTAGTAGGATGGGCGCCTGTGCATCGCGTGAAGGTACTTAACAGTCAAGTTGATAGAGAGTGGAAAGAGTACGACTACGATTTGAATAGTGCGATTGATCGTATGATTAATAGCATGATTGAAAACAATGCAAAGAAAGAATTGTTAAACTTAAGAGGAAGTAAAGATGGCAGAACCAAAAATACATAAAAGCAAAAAACATCGTGATCCGTTTAAAACAAAAACGGGAAAAGATAACTTAAAAGCATTGTCAATCAAAAGGCTTTATGAGTTATTAGACAAGGCTGAAGAGAAAGGCAAGAAGCGTCATAAGATAGCCAAAGAGATTGTACGTAGGACACCGTTATGAAATATCTTTCAGTATGTAGCGGTATAGAAGCGGCAACAGTAGCATGGCATCACATGGGTTGGGAGCCAGTAGGATTTTCAGAGATCGAAAAATTTCCAAGCCAATTATTAAATCATCATTATCCAAATGTCACTAACTATGGTGACATGACAAAATACAAGGAGTGGAAATTAAATGACACAATCGGACTTTTGGTCGGAGGAACACCATGCCAATCATTCTCAGTCGCAGGACTCAGAAAAGGGCTTGAAGATCCAAGAGGCAATCTCATGCTTACCTATCTCGGAATTGCAGACCATTTTAAACCAAGGTGGATTCTATGGGAAAATGTACCAGGCGTTCTCTCTAGTAACGGAGGAAAAGACTTTGCCTGCTTCCTTCAAGGGTTGGCTGAACTCGGGTATGGGTTCGCCTACAGAGTTCTTGACGCTCAGCATTTCGGAGTGCCACAAAGACGCAAGCGTGTGTTCGTTGTCGGATGTCTTGGAGACTGGCGAGGTGCCGCCAAAGTATTATTTGAGTCAGAAAGCCTGTGCGGGGATATTACACAGAGCAGACAAAAGAGGGAAGAAACTTCCGAATATGTTGCGGACTGCGTTGGAACTCTCCTCGCAAGAGACCATAAAGGAATAGACAATTACGATCATACTAAAATGATTGCAAGAAGCGTGAGTGCTATTGATCTTAAAGATGTATCAAAGACATTGACTGCATCATATGGTATGGGAGGTGCAGATTTAGATATTAAGCCATTAGTATTAGAGCCAAATAAAGCTTATGGTTTTGAGCCTGGCATTACAAAACGAGAAGGCAATCCATCAAGATTTTCAGAAGAGATATCACCAACACTAAGAGCGCAAATGGGAGATAATCAAGTAGCAGTTGCTTACAATATTACTTTTTGTGATGCGAATGGTAAAAGAAAAGATAGGCCTAATGGCGGTTTATATGTAAACGAAACTGATACATCAAATACTTTAACTAAGGCTGGTATTGGCACTAACGCAATTCAAAATATGCGCGTTAGAAGATTAACACCAATGGAATGCGAAAGACTCCAGGGCTTTCCTGATAACTATACAAACACACCAACATCAAGCGACACCACTCGATATAAAGCATTAGGCAATTCAATGGCAGTGCCAGTCATGAAATGGATTGGTGAAAGAATTAATGATATTACTTAGATACTTTGTATAGCAAAAAGCGCAATATATTAAACACAAACTAACTTGTATTGAATAGATTACATACAAAGGCGTTTGTGTAACAAAAATGGTTATTTTTTACATGCAAAGTGTATTAAATATTAGAACGATTAATCTATCAAGGAGAACATTATGTGGACTAAGCCAGCTGCAACTGAAATGAGATTTGGTTTCGAAGTTACTATGTACGTAATGAATAAGTAATACACACGATACACATTCAGGGGAGCTTCGGCTCC